GCCCGAGGCAAACTTCTTTTTCTTGTCAGCCTCGACAAATTCTTTGCCAACCTTCTGGGGTACGCCACCAAATCCACCCTTTGTATGAGCGGCGGCCTCCATCAAGCGATGTTGTGCGGCGGATTTGCTTGGCATGATTAAGTTCCCGCACCGGTTACAAGATTGTCATTTTGAATCAAGATACCTGTAAGGTTCTGTGAGCAGATCAATGGGCCACCAATGCTTGCTTTGTACAAGTATTGGATGTCAGTCTTCTCTGTAATCTTACGAGGGATCTGTGTGTAGTCAATCTCAATTTGCTGTACAAAAGTCTGCTCTTGAACAATCTTTTGAGCGCCAGTCACGTTATCGTTAAATTGCACTTCAAAGTTGATCCAAGCACCGCTTGTAAATCCAATGTTTGCAGTCTTATACGAACGCATGATATACAAACTGTAGCCAGCAGGAACGGTATAGATTGAGGCTTGGCTAACACCCAAACCGGGATTGATCTGAGCCAACAAGGTTGTGCTTTGCTTGAATGTAATCGTGCCCACGTTAGCGCCATTGGTCACGCCAACATTGTTGATACGCAAATACGATTTAACCGATGTAACAGCACTTGTGCCGTTCAGGGCAATCACTTCGCTAATTGGTGCAAAGTTAGCATCCAAACCTTGGATTTGAACGCTCAATGCGGTTGTATCAGAAGCCGAAGAACTGACGATCGTCAATTGGGCTGCTGAAGATGGGAATGGATACAAACCGCCGCTTTGGGTCAAACCTTCCCAAAGAGGGCCAAATGCTGTGTTGCTAACTGCGGCTGAATAGCCATAGAGCAAAAAAGGTGTGTGGCCTTGAATTTGTCCACGAGACACTTGCAAATTGAATGGCTCGTATGCGCCTGCGCGCGTAACTGAAGAAACGATACCGTTACTCATAATCTATCCTTTAAAGAAGCGGGGGCCGTAGCCCCCACTCTATTTAACAAGCCATTCCGCCTTTTTTCTTGTAAGACGGGGCTTTTGGAAAGTCCTGACCTTGATATACATCTTGGTCATACTGAAGGCGCGTATCAGCCTTAGCCTCCTTTACCGCCGGTGCATTCTCCTCAGCATAAATGCCTTGTAGGCGCTTATTGCCGGGGGCTACCTGACCACCTTTTTTATAAGTGCCAGACAGCATATTGATTGCAACGGGAGGAGCCTTCTTGCCGCTAACGCCTCGTGGGACTAACGCCACAGGTGAGCCTTGTTTATTAACATTGCCCCCCGTGGCGTAGGCTTTTTTTGCGGCATGCCCTCCATGCTTATAACCACCAGCGTTAGATTCCATCACGCCGCCAGTAGCCTTGTGATGAACCTTACCGCCGCGCTTAAAGCCACCAGCATTACCTTCCTTCACGCCACCGGTAGGGCCGTGGACTTTGTCCTCGTACTCGTCGGTGTGCATCATGGTGTTTTCGTACTTCTTGGCAACGTTTTCAGAAACAGTGCCGCCAACAGCGTACTTGTGGCCGCCTTTAGCCATCTTAGCCAAGTGCATGTGATGCTCGTGCATCTTTGCGTGGTGAGCAGAGCCACCCTTAGCGTGATGTTGCTCGGCGTGGTGTTTAGCCATAGCCTTGTGGTGGGCATGCGAACCTTCTGGGTGACCAGAAACGCGATGCACTTTGCCACCGTGGGCGTGGTGAGCCTTACCGCCGTGCTTGTAGCCGCCTGCGTTGCCTTCTTTGACGCCGCCAGTACCGTGAGCAGTGTCACGCTTGGCAGTGTGCATTTCGGTTTCAACGTAAGGCTTCTCATCATGCTCAATGGTAGTCTTAGTCTCAAAAGCGTCCAAAGCCTCGCCGGTAGCGCCGCCCTTGGCAAACTTGTGGTGAGCCTTGCCGCCATGCTTCAGACCGTGGTGAGCCTTGCCAGCCTTCATGCCTTCGTGATGCTTCATTTCCTTCTCAAGATGAGAAAGGCGTTTTTCTTCACGACGCTCTTCAGCCTTGGACTCCATGCCGCCTTCAGCGTGATGATGGGCTTTGCCGCCCTTCTTCATAGCGCCGGGTTGAGTAGCCATCATCGCGGCGCGACGAGCGGCCATCGAAGGCTTAGCAGGACGAGCAACGGGCGTATTCAGGGCGGGACGACCAATGAGTGCTGGCGTGTTAGCCAAAGCGCCCATAACGCCACCGTCCATCATGTGCTTCATGTGCTTGTGACCATGCTCTTCCTTGGTCTTGCCACCCTTGGCTTTGTGAGCAACTTTGCCGCCCTTTTTCAGTTTCAGAATGACTGTAGGTTCATCAGTCATCATCTTAGGCATTTGGCTGAAGCCGCCTGCACTTGACTTTTTAGTAGCCATGAGTTTCTCCTTTAGGCTTGTGTAACGCCAAGCGCACCCTGACGGGTAGCATTGGGGCCGACCATGATGGCATTGCAAGCAATCGTAATCACCAAGCGGCTAACACCGTTTGTAGAGGACGAAGGCACGAAAGTACCGCGAACATCACCAGTGGTGCTGGTAGCAGTTGCTGTGTCGGCTTGCACGAAAGTACCGGTAGCGCGGGTAGAGGCGTTTGCCCAGCCCAAGCCAACCAAGTAACCAGCGTCAACCACACGAACGGGCAAACCGATGATGTCGGTAGTACCAACAGTCAATGCAGTGCCAGTTGCTGCCGAAACAGTGATCGAAGAGACTTGATAGAAAGCCTTCTTACCATTTACGGCTGTGCTAACAGCAGCGCTAGAGGTGATGGCTTCAGTCATAGCCTGACCGTAGTAGTCATAACCAGACACGGTAACGGTCACAGGAGCGACGCCCAGTGTGTAAGTCAAACCTGTAGGTGTACCAGCCGTAGTAACAACTGCTGCGCCGGCCGTGGTGGTCAGAGTAGCGGTTGTAGAAGTAACAGCGGTCAAAATATAGGTTGTGGGGTTGGTATAGCCAGTAATCGAACCTGTACCGCCGTAAGTGCCGGAGATAGTCAAGCGTTGACCGCTGACCAAACCAGTTTGCGAGGTGAAGGAGATCTGACCACCAGTACCAGTGATTGCCACGCCAGCCAATGTGGTGGCAGCAGCGGTAGCAGTCGTCACGCTAACAGCGCGGGCGCAATCCAATTGGATCACGGTTGTGCCATCTGTGCGAGTGAACGATTTGGTCGATGTGCCAGCACTCAGGGTCAAAGCACCAGCAGCGGCTGGAGTTTGTGAGGCAGCGATATTGGCAGCAGACAAGGCTTGAGGAATCACGTCCCAAACGTAAACGCGACCCATAGGGCCAACGCCTAAGTCCATAGGAGAGGGATCACCAAGCAGCGCATTGCCAGAAGAAAACACTGTGATTGCACCTGTGGCGCTTGAAGAGGCGCTCAGTGTGTATGTGCCAACACCACCTGTACCGGTAACGAATGCGGTCACATAAGAACCAGCAGTCACACCAGTACCACCGATGTATTGGCCCAAGACCAATGGATCACCGGAAAGTTGTTGGGTAATGGTTAATGTAGTACCAGACACAGAACCGGCAAACACCGCTTCCGAGTTGGTAATGCCTGTACCCATGAACGTCTGGGCCGGGCCTAAGAAAAGGTCATCGCTAAATTGAGGCATCGTCTGCTCCTTGAAAAGTTTGACGAAGTTGAAGAAAAAAGGGGCTGGGTTTTATCCCAACCCCTGTCGGCTTTAAGCGCCGGGAGTACCGTACGCAGAGCGCCAGTCAGTCCATCCGGGGATGTAACGTTCTGTTGCCTTGTAACGCATAGTGTCAGTCTCGAAGTCGCCTTCCATTGTCTTTTCCAGACGACGGCGCATCAGCAATTTCAGACCTTCAGGAGCGTCGGTTTGCACCCACCATGCTGTGGAACTGGTCAAACGTGACAGAACAGCAGCGCCTTCGTCCAGCAAGCCGATAGACTTGATGGGGTTGACGTCGTTGTTAGCAGTGCCAGTACGCAACACAGACTTCAGCAAAACTTCGGCTTGGAAGATGTTACCGGGAGCCACGATCAATTGACGTGGAACCAAGCGGATCTTCTTGCCGTTGTTGTCCACAGCCTGACGGATCTGGATCAACATTTGCTCAAGAGAGGTTTGCGACAACACAGCAGCAGTAGCCAACAAGTTGGATGCAGTGCCGTTGACGATTGGGTGGCTAGTGGTGTTCAATTGAACGCCATCGCCACCAACATACGAAGAGTTGAACGCATTGTTCAAGATGTTCGCGCACAGAGTTTCTTTGGTTTCAATCAGAGATTGAGCCAAGTGACGTGCGTAAACTTGACCGATGCGGATGTGGTCGCCGTCTTCAACCAACACTTTGGTCAATGCGAAGGCCAAGCCATAGACTTGGTACACATAGCGTTGGAGGAAGAGAACGCCGCCTTGCTGATAGGACACGGGGGAACCATCGGGCAATTGGGGCGCAGCGCCAAATCCATAAAGGACAGGCTCTTCGTGATAGTTACGGGGAATACCGTCTTGTTCGCGGAAAACGCGCGACCATTCATCGGTACGTTGATCATAGACTCCATCGAAGCATTCGTTGAGGATAGGTTCAACAATACTTCTAAAGTCCGTACTACGCATTGGTGCAGCCATGCTTTACTCCTTATCAAACAGCAACCACAGAACCGAAGAACTGCGATTGTGAGTTAACTACACGGACGATTGTGTACGCGTCACCCCAAGCATTGCCGGGGATTGGAGCAATATCGACCACACGCATTTGTTGTTGGTTATTAGCACCAGCAGAAGAGCCAGCAGCCAAAGTGGCTTGTGACAATCCAGTGGTAGTAGAACCAGCAGCCAAATTGCCGGAAGTGAACGAGAACTCGCCACCAAGGGTGGTTTGAGCCATCGAACCGTCGGCTTGAATTTCATAAACGATGTTTTGATCGTTATAGAAATAGGCAACGCAGGAACCAGCAATATAGGAAGTAGAAGCGGGCCAATAGTTGGACACGCGACGACGACCAGTAGTGTCAGTCCACTCAACGCCATCAAATGCACCAGACCACGCTTGTGAAGTCGTAGTCACGGGCACGATAACGCCAGCGCCAGTTGAATAAAGAACAGGTTGGCCCTTCAGGATTGCTGAAGAGTAACCAGAGGTGATACCGTTGGCGAGAGCCTGTGCGCGATCAAGACCAGAAGGATGATACGCAGGACGCAAACCAAACGGAGCAGAGGTTGCACTCATTTTTAACTCCTATTTTTGTCCCTTTAGCCCTGAAACACAGGTGCTGGGACAGGTCTGTCAATGTTGCCTAAACCTTCGCCTTCGATCTTTCCGAGGTTCCTGCCGGAACTATCACTTGCCACGTTTTGCTCGGCTTGGCGTTTGATTTTCTCCGCCTCTTCCAATGGCATTTCGTGGTGAAAGTGCGACATAATTTCCTGATAGTAATCCATCGGGATCTTATACAGCAGCATTTCATTACAAGCGATAAACCCGTCATGTTCGCCAGATTTGACTCGGTAGTTCTCAAAGCCCTTTAGTTCATCTGCTTTCACAGGAACGTAGCCGAGACGCATACGCTTATCAATACTGTCGTAACTATTCGTAGTCGATAACCAGCAAAGATGCCAACCCGGTAATTCCGGAGTCTTAGGCAATGCGCTTTGTGTCCACTCGTCCTTCCACATCTTGCGACGCTCTTCGGCCGAAACGAACTTATCCTCCGGAGCCTCTCGAACTGAATCAAGACTCGCGCGATTTTCGCGTCCTCCAGCAGACAATGATTTTTTTAAACGTGAATCCATTTCAATATCCTCCAGTAGTTCTGTTGCGTGCCTCGGTTGCGTAGCGCTTAATCATCTTCGCTCGCATCTCCGGGTTATCCCACATGCCTGCATCTTTCATGGCCCTAACCTGATCGGGGTTGAGGGTAAAGGTATTCTTACCTCCACTACTCGCCGCACTTTCACGTCCGGATGAAGTTACAAAACTACGTCGTCTACTTTGTGGCTTCTCGTCTGTGTCCATAGTATAGCGGTGGGGCAGGATTCTTTGCAAGCGTTTATCTAACTCTTCCCAATACTCTGGTGTTTTTGGGTCATAACCCTCATCAGCCAGAATTTGGTCTTCATTTAACGCCCTGCGTGAATCTGGATCTTTACCGTTGGGGTCGTACCAAGGGTTATCAGCCATCCACTCACTAGCGTGTCGTTGCAACTGAGGATCAGGGGCGGGTATACCCTGACGCTTTGGTGCTTGGTTCGCTTGATTGCGAATGTGCATCAAAGATTCCACGTTTCTGCGGCTTTCAAACCACATTTCCTGTGCGGAAGCGTGGAGTTCACCGTTACCCGTGGCAATAGCCTCAGCCATTTTCTGTTTGGCGAAGTTAATCTTGGCCTCGCCGTCTTCAATTGCCTTGTTAATGCGGGCAACCTCAGAACCTTGAGACCGTTTCTCCAAAACAGACAGTCGTTCAAGCAAGTCTTGGTTTTGACGGGTCAAATGGTTGAGTTTGATGTCCTTCTCAATCTCAACTTGCTTGTGATATTCCTTGCGACGCTGGCGCTTCAAGCGTTTTTGCTCACGCAAAGCCTCAGCATCGGGGTCTACAGAGCCTGTAGCGGCTATTTCAGCACTACGGGCCTTCTCATCATCGTCTTCGTTGGCCTCAGCGACTGGTGCTTCAACGCCTTCCGGCAAATCCACTACAGCACTACCGTCCAACTCTTCCTTGATGGTCATCTCATCTGGACGTGGTGCGGTACTCATACGAATGCCACCACTTCTAACGGATTACCCGTCACTTTAGCGATCACTTCATGGTCGTTCAGAATAATGAACTCGGCTTTATCGTCGGATTTGTCAGCGCCGGGCACTGCAACCTCCCACCTATCGCCTGTCCACTTGGGAACTCGCAGGAAATCACCCACTTCACACCATGAACCCTCTGGCCACGGCTCCATTGTGTCGCGTTTCTTGAACGCCAATGGTCCAATAGCAATCACTTTACCGACAGGGTTTTGAGCCTTCTCAGTATCGCGTGTTTCTTGGGGCAAAATAATTCCCGATGAAGTGATTTTCTTCTTAGCCCTGCGTAATTGAACCAATACACGCGCACCTAGAGGAACTGCACCGGGGTCTACAACTGGAAAAGCCTCCAGTAAATCAGCCGAATCAACGGCTACCGTGCTAGTTGTCGTCATCTTTTTCCTTTAAAAGATCATTGAGGATCTCTAAAGACTTGTCTAACCCTTGAAATTGTCCAACCAGACGCTGATAAGTCTCGAAATTGATGACGTGACCCGCCACCATTGACTCTCTTATCTTGTCTTGCTCCACTTTTACAGCGGAGATCAGGCTGGAAATAATGTTCATGCGTTTTTCTTGTCGATAGAGGACTTTTCAAAATCGCCGTGGTCGCTGTTGGCTTCGCTCATAGTCGCTTTAGATTTTTCTTTAATCTCTTGGCCGTCAATCCAAGCGCCCATCTTCAGGCGTTTTTGTTGACGAACTTGTTCACTCATTTGGTCTTTGTCTAACTGATCCATGATTAACTCCCTAAGTTATGTTGAGTTCGTGCTTCTAGAGCGTTTGCAGTTGCTTCTTGCTCTCGGCGCAACTTAGCCTCATCTACCGTCAACTGCGCCGTCTTCATGCGCTCTTGAGTGAGATTGTTTTCAGCGTTCATAGCGATGTCAGTCTGCTGCTTATCGAATGCGCGCTTCTGTTCGTTCTGCATCGACTGCATGTCGAGTTGAATGTCTGCCTTGTCTTTGGCCGCACGGCGTTGGGTTTCGGCCATAGACGCCTGCAAGACGGCTTGGGCTTCTGGATCGGCCGGCTGTGCTTGCTGGGCAGACTGAGCGATCTGTGTGGCCATCTGACCGAGTTGCTGAATAGCGGGCAGAACCTGTGCAAAGACCTGCGGCGTGTCCATTTTGACGTGACCGGAGGCCAGAGCAAACGCCTTGTCCACCTGAGCGGCCAGTTTGTTGGTCTCGTATTTACCCAGATCGAGGTTTGAGCCACCAGTAACGTAGGTCTTCATCTGGTTGGTGTACCAGAGCAGCATGTGTTGCTTGATGTGTTCGAGAGCCGCAGGGATGAACTGAGGCGCGATGTTTGGATTGCTACCCAACGCAGGATCTAAGGCAAAGTCAATGTGAGTTTGAATGTGAGCCAATTGATCTTGACGTGGGTAAGCAAAAGCGGGCTTGCCGAGAGCCATAGCAGCATTCTCGTCGGCGGCATCCATCTCCAGCGGCTGGCTGGTCTTGGGCATCAATTCGTTGACGTTCGGAACCTTCATCTGCTTGAGCATCCGAGACAGCACGGCATTCTGGTCAAATGACTGAGGGAACTGAGCCATCATGGCCATCACAGCCTGCGTCTGAGCCATGCGCTGGGTCTCAGAGAAGATGTGCGGGTCAGAAACGGGAACAATGTCTGAGTTGCGATTGAAGTCAGCCTTAGCAATCGGCAGATCTCTCACCACGTCACCGCGGCGCTGGTCATCCAAGTACCAGCGGTTGATGCGGCCAAGCACCATCAGGACACGGCGCATGGAGTTGTGCAGGCGTGTGTGGATGCCAGAGTAAACGTGTGAGCCTTGCTCAATCAAAGCCTGAGCAGTACCCACAGGCATGTTATTCGAGGCGTCAGCGATCTTTTCTTCGGCGGTTGATACCACGCCCTTGGCAGCGTCGTTAAGCCAGCCAAGGAGCGAGAACAAAACTGGGCTGGGTGCGTTGAACGGCATGGGCATCGCAATCTTGCGGATGTCGTCCACACCGGGCGCGCCTTCGATCTCAGTGACCTGTGTGATCTCAACCTGTTGGCTTTGGCCAGAGATCTTTGCGCCCTTCAGTTTGAGCATTGTCAACGAGTTGTTGACGTGAGCAGTATCAAGCAAAGCACGAAGAGAGCCAGTGAGAGCGGCTGAGAGACCACCGATAAGATGAGGGAGGCCAATAGCGTATGCACCACGCCAAGGAATAAACTTAAACTCAATAATCCAATCAAGTTTGCTAAAAGTCTCATCGCCTTCTTCCCAGTTGCGGTAGATACCCAGAACCTTGTTATCCAGTTCATCGATCATCAGCACATAGGGAGCAGACTCGCCCTTGGTGCGCTTGTCGTCTTCGAGGTCGAGCCAAGTGTAGATGTGGTAGACGGTGCGGAGGCCATCAATGTTGTCGATGTACTTCTTGCCTTCGATCTTCTCGCTGGCCTTTTCAGAGTGGGTTTGGTCAGGCTCGGCAGTGGCACGAACCAAATCCACGTCACGGTACAGACCGCGCTCTACTCGTTGATCGTATTCAAACTGAGTGATCTCCTGCTTCTCAGTCACGCGCTGGGCGGTGTAGAAGTTCACCGAGGCGAATGGCAGGATCACGTTATCGATAGGAACGAACTCAGCGCATGGGCGCTTCTTCTTCTCGTCGTACCAAAGTTTCAAGAACTGAGAGCCACCCAAAGGCAATTGGGTCAGCAGTTGCTCGGTCTCGTCCCGGAACTCTTCGATCTGCTCGGTCAGTTGCCAGTTAACCCAGTCAACCTTGCGATCGGCGATTTCTTCCTTGTCGTCAGTAACATCGCCAAGAATCTTCGACTTGACCGGGCCGTCCGGCGGAAAGAGTTCCTTAATCGCGCGTGCAGCGAAGTCAACGCAGGCCTCAGCCATGACTGGGTGAACAACCTTAGATGCTCCCATAAAGGTTGCACCTCCGGGGGCATCATCACCCATACCAGTACGGCGGATGCCTTCTTCATATTGCTTGTCACGCTTCTCACGGGCTTCTTTATCTTTGTCAATCAGGTCTAAATACTTGAGGGCCAAGCCTTCCATGTCCCAACTGTTGAGGGTCTCGGCAAGGTTGGAATAGAACTCTTCGTCGTCTGCTGGGCCTTTGAAATGATCATCTAACTGGACAATCGCCGAGCCGTCAGGCAGTTCTTGCACATCGGACAACTCGTCAGGCAGATCAACCGTTGCGCTACCGTCATCGTTCTCTTGGATAGGCATACCGTCAATGTGGCGGTCGTAGTCCTGTTCAATAGGCATTTGTGTCGCCATGTTTATCTCGCTTTAAAGTGAATAAGGCCACCGCGCTTGTTCCCGTCTGACTCTTTAGCCAGCAGGTCAGGGGCTTCTACGCCCATAGCAGCAGCAATAGCGGCATTTCGACGCCACGGGTCAAAGGCAGCAAACCTAGAGCGTACATCATCCGGGTTAAATGTTACGCGCTCACGGCCAACATCAAACCCAGAATAACCTTGCTCTTGGGCCTGTTTGGACATAAGGTCGTTCATCTCACGGGCTGAAAGATTAGGGTTTTGAGGTCTTTGCTCATCCCACATGGCATCGCGCTCAGGCGCTTTCATGTACTCGCCGCTGGTCACCAGAGGCATATTGCGGGTGTTGTTGGATGCTGGATCAGCATAGATCTCTGCGTACTTTGGACTCTTGCTGCTATAGACACCAGCGCCAAACTTTCCGGAGGCCGATGGCTTGATGGCGCTGAAGTCAACGTCTGCATTGGTGACATGATGCTGAGGAGTATTCAGGTCAAAGCCCATAGCGGCCGCCCGTTGCTCAGGCGTATTGAATGGAGCCAACCCTAAGCCACCCATGCTTACTGGCGCTGCTGCGCGTTGCTGGGCCAGTCTCATGGCTTCAGAGTTAGGGCCGGTCACGCTCTCGGCTGGATTCTTCAGATACTCAGGCATGAACCCGTTGTAGTCTGGGCGATTCATCTCAGGCGGCAGCAAGACGCTGGCCTGCGGTGCGTATTGGAATTCCTCGGTCAGTAAGCGTTTCTTTTCTGCTTTCAAGGCTTGCAGGTCAGGCGTGTCACCGAGGTGGGCAATCTGCTTGATGCGGTCATCGAGGCCACGCACAGCGCCAAGCACTTCTTGGTTGAGCGGGCTGTAGTTAACCACCGAGTTCTGGCCACGGGTCTCTGCTGACATGGCAGGAACGGCCAGAGGGCTGTACATTTGTTGGTGAGCGCCCCAAGCGATCTCTTCACCCTTTGGGCCAAACTGATTGCCGTGGATAGCGTGGCCAAACACGTCATGCACCGTGCGGAACATCTCGTTTGTGTTCAAGCCGGTCTCAGGATCAACCTCATGCAAGAAGTCGTGGCGGTTGCCGCCTTGGAAGGTGTAGATGTGGCCATTGCCGTGGATGTCGGCATTCATGGCCGCGCTGTTGGGATAGTTGCCTTCACCGTTGCGATGGAAGGAGATCTCGTAAGGCAGCGAGTTGAACTGGTCTTTGGTCTCTTTGGCCAACTGTTGATAACTGGCCTTCAGTAGATCGTCGTAGTTCTTAGCCCCTGTCTGCTCGATCAACTCAGGATGTTGCGCTTGGTAAGCCTTGAAGACGTTTTCTTTGTAGGCTGGGTTGTTCTCAGCGCCAGCCAAAAAAGCCTTGGCAACAGGCAATTGCTTCTGAGCGCTCGATGGCGGCATCTCAGGCGTTTGGTAATCCCGCCCGTGGATTGTTTGTGTCTTCTTATTGGCTAACTGCCAAGGAAGGTTTGTCTCTGGGTTGGTTACCGTGTCTTTGAGGGCGTCATGCGAGAATAGTGCCGCACTTCCATCGCCAGCCTCTCGTCTTGCTCGGGCGTCCGCTGCTGCGTTGGAACCCCATATTTCTTGTCGTGTTGCGCCATTAACAGACGCGCTCGGTGAAGTGGGTTTGACCCGGTAGAACGGGCCGTCTTGTCGTGTGACATAGTTGCTCTCCAAAGGCTTGATCTTATCAGCCGCGTTTAATGCTTTGTTAACTTGTGGTACATCTCCAACAAGTTTGATGCTTGCGCCGACAGGCAGTCCTTTGGTCAGTCCAAGCAACGACTCAGGGCCAACAGCCATACCGGCAAGGTTGCGGGCGGCTCCAGATCCGAAGTTCTCCGAATGCTGGGCGGTCTTACCAGCGCCAAAGTCTTTAAGGCTTGGCAACCGGTTGGCTATCGATTCGCTTGTTGGCAGAACTGTCTCTGGGTTCACCCGGTCAATATGCCCAAGCACTGATTGGCTGGGCGAAACGGCGTTGACAACCGATCGGCCAAAGGATTCAAGGTCGCCGGGAGCGCCAAGCACACCAGAGACAGCGCCCTTGCCTGCGCCGTAGAGCATAGGTAGCAAGCCTTGGGTCACCGCCTCAGATACGCTGGCATCCTTGCGAGAGTTGCCACCGGCAGCAAAACGCTCGACATGCTCCTTTAGGTTTGGGTTCAAGAGGCTCAGGTGGATACGGCCACCATCGGCTTTTGTGATGTCCGGAGTCGATGTATCGTATGTGCCTTGGTTGCCGATGTCGGATTTAATTTTATTTGGGTTATAAATACCAAGGTTCTTTATGCCGTTTTCACTTGTGTAGTAGGAATCATGTCCTAGTTGTTTGATTAGCCGCTGGATGTCTGGGTGTTCGATTGAATCCCAGTTATTGAACATGCCGCCGCTATCATCGACACCAGATATTGCGTCAAGGTCGTATTGAACGCTTTTGTTGCCGGGGAATTGTTTCTTTGCCTCCTCACGGATTGCTTTCATATGCTCTGGGTTGTCATAATCAAATGGATTCTTAACTTGCACACGCACAGGCAGAACATTCGGGCCGTGCATACCCGTCGCGCCTTCAGAAAAATTGCTTGCAAACTCTGGGTCAGGTGATACAAATACACCCTTGCGCGGTGATATGAACTGGCTAATGTCTGCCTGAGTTCCGTGATACATCCTGCGTGTGTCTTTTGATTCAGCCAAAAACTTAGCAAGGTTTGCCTCACGCTCTGCGGCAGGGACAACCTTGCTTGCCGACTGTGCGGCTTTCAAGGCATTAGCAAGTTCGGTTAAAGCGCCCATGTATTACACCGCATAAGGATTGACCCGAGTAGGTCGGGTATCGACTAGATCATCGTCATCATACCTTGGGGGCGGATCAATGTCTAGATAACCGATGTCTTTCAGAAACCGAATCGCTTGCGTAGCGCTATCCACGTAGTCGTCATGCGTCGAGTCAGGGAACGAGCAGATCTGGCTCAAGAAGCCTTCGCACCAGTCCCGGACATAACCCTTGCGGATAGACGACTCAGGCAGCCAGACGCGGCCGGTGGTGAAGATCGATGCAGTGATCTGAAGCCGGGTCATCTTGTCAGCCCTGCCCGGATTCCAGCCACGCACAGGCAGGTGCATATTGCGGAGTTCTTGCAGCAAGGACAGGCCGCTCGCCTTCTCCTCGATCAAGATCAGGTCGGGGCGCTTCATGCGCTTCTCGTCCCCGTAGGAGTTCTGCCACTCCTCGATGACCTTTGGGCGCAACTGGGGGAAGGTTAGATGCTCTGCCCAGCAATCAATCAGCAAGACGCTTATAGGCCCATCCTCAGGCTTGAACACACCCCAGCAGGTCATGGCAGTGGGATCGTTGTATTCTTTGTCTGTGTACGCGCAGTCGTAAGACTGGATGATGTACTCAAAGACAGGGAACGGCTTGTTGTTCGGCCAGAGTTTGAACATGTCACGGCTGACCACCTTGCCGTCTTCCATGTCAACGACCTCGCCCAGAACCTCCTGCAAGTACAGTTTGGAGCCTTTGTACTGCTCCAACTGCTTCTGGAAGGCTGGGGCAAGGTTGGCAGCGTTGTCGTAGGTTGAGGCGCGGCTGATGATCACGTCATCCCCTTCGCGGCCAACCAAGTCAAGGATCAGGTCTTTCGGTCTGGGCGTCGTGGTCACGATCACCCGCGGCTCACTATGCGGCTGGCTGTCAGGCTTGATACGCAGGCCAAGCATCATGTTATCCCACGCCTCGTTCGGCCCGAGATAGTTGAAGGCGGCTAACTCGTCACACCAGCAAAATGAGGAGTTGATACCCCGCAGACGGTCGTATGAGTCAGCAGACACTCCACGAATGCGTGACCCATTAGTCAGCCTGATCATGTGGTCTTGCTTGTTGTAGTCCTCGACCAGTTCCTCAGGGATGCAGGCCAAGAGTCCGGACGGCCCTTCAAAGCAGGTGTTCTTCAAGTCACCGCTCGTTGGGGCTAGAACAATGCTCATGGTCTTCGGGTGACACCATGCCCACCACCAGAGGGTTTCGGCTGCCGAACGGGTCTTGCCGGCTCCACGGCCGGCGAGCATACAGAAAACCGTGTACTTTTGTTGTAGGTCTGGGGCGATCTGGTAAGGATGCGCCTCGGCTATCCAGTTGGCCCTTGCAATCAGGGCGATGCGGTTATGCTCCGGCAGAGTCTCGAACTCGTCCGCTGTCTCTTCGTCCAGCAGATCAGCCAGCACGTTTGGTCATCTCCATGTTGCGGATGATCTCAAAGAACTTCGTGGCCGTGTTGTCCTCGGTCTTTATTGCCGCCCCGCCGTCAACCCCTTCAACCGCCATGCGTTCGCCGTACTTACGCGGCTTCAACTTAGCAGCAGTCCACTTGCGGGCGTCGATCCTGTTCTTTTGCCAAGCAATGAAGGCAGAATCCAGTTTGTGGTCAATGATATTGCCCTCTTTGTCCCGAACCTCAACAACGACGGGCTGTTCATCGGCAATTGCTATGATTTCATCAGCATTTGTGTCGGCTTGATCTTCCCGAGCGCGCGTGTATATGTCTCGGAAATCTTCAAACATGATCAACCAACGATAAATGGTCGAACAATGCGGAAGGTGATCGCTCTTACAGATTTGGACTAATGACTCACCATTAGCAATCCTCCAACACACTTCGTTGGCTATTTCGTCTGTGTACTCTATTGGCCTACCTAAGAACTGTGCTGGTTCTTTTACGCGCTTCTTTGCGGGCGTTGGTACTTTGGCCTTAGTTGCGGCTTTTCGCGGCTTGGTGACCTTTGTGATGGTCTTTGTAGCGGTTTCTGGCATAACCCGTATTCCCATGAAAGTTGAATTGATTGATAGTCTAATCGATTCGCTTTCAATTCGCTACTAGGTTGTTGGCGGCTCACATAAAGCAGTGTATTTCACACTAAAGAATTTGAATCAACCAACGTCGGCGCTAACCCGGCGCACCGCCAACGCTTAGATTTTACCATCTTTTAGGCCGTTAGTGTGCAAACTCCACGCCCCTTGGCCACGCCATTCAACCCGGAAACCAAGCATATCAATGGCCCTCATCAGTTGGGCTACCGTTGCAAGTTGCGGCTTAACAGCAAGTGTCTCAATTCTGGCTAACGTCGGGACAGATACCCCAGCGTACTTAGCAAACTGCGGTTGAGACCAACCCAATGCGCCCCTCACTGACCTCAATATCGCCGCGATGTCTTTATCGTTTGTCATGTCTTTCCATACTGTCGATGGTGAAATCGGAAGCATAGCAAGCCCATACCGTATCAAAATACAGACTCGCTTTTCTGTCGCGTGGAGCCATCCTCGCACAGCATCCCAGACTATTCTCAACCACCCGGCTCTAGGATTCGCCCACCGCCCCTGCTTTGGCTTGCTCGTGTCACAGGGTTATTCACTCATCACCACCGACGTACCGCATGATGTGCGGTCACTGTAGAAAAACAAAAGCCTCTTACAACTGCCCTCGGTGGAAACCCATAGGTAAGAACCAAGGGCAAGGGCATGTGTAAGAGGCCTATCTTGTCGCTTTCCACGGCAACGAGCAAATTATAAACAGAAAATGTCAGGAGATGTCAAGAGTGGCCGTCTTTCCGGCCTGTCAAAGTTTGATAAGGCGTACTTCACGCCGATATTACCGATCGGATATGGTTCGCTTTCGATTCGCAACCGATTCGCTATCAGATGAATATCAGTATAAACACACAAGTAAGAAAGCACAATGACACTGCAATCTTTTCAAATAAAGTTTCGTCGTTCATGATTCACCTCTTACTCGTATGTATTCAGCAAGTAATTCGTCTGTCGGCGGAACCATCTTTGCGCGTTCATTTCGCTCATACTTTGCTATCAATTCAGCAAACCTGATAACCACTGGATCGTCCCAATTGGTATTGTGATTCGGGTTGCGGTTTGCCATTTCCCAAAAATACTCAATCATTGCTTTGTCAATCATGACGTACTCCTCAAAGTAATCAAGATCATCCCGACTTGGCCAAGCGTCCACCCACAAAATGCCAAGCCTTGGGCCATGTCCCCCTTAAGGAACATGTCCACGGCACAAACCCCATAGATCAGAGCAATGACGCCCAGCAGCCAAGCGCTCATGGTTCCTCGCCGCTCTCACACTGCTTGTACAGGTCAGCCTCAATGGCCACCAAGACGTCAGAACTCAGGTACTGGGACAACTCCACGCCCTTGACGTAGATGCCGAGAATCTCCACCTCGGACGGCTCCGGGGGTTCGTCCCGGCTACCGCCCCAGCCAGCGTGGTAGTTGAACTCAACATCAAAGTTGAGGCCATCAACTTCAACAAAAGTGCTGCTCATGCCTCCACCTCCGCTTGCAAGACCGCCTTGAGGCCATCCAAGAGCATTAGGGCCTCGTCACGGGTCATGGCCACATTAGATGACCACGAACCACTCATGAGGCTTATCCAAGCCCCGCCTTCATCCCAGTTGGAAACCGCCACCCGGATGTCGTCTTGAGTGTTGATGATTGTTTCAATATCTTTTAGCATAATCGACTCGCTTTCGTTTGGTTATTGATTCGCTTTTGTTTTGGGTAGTTTATCCTGCATCTTGAGGTGAGACAACAGGTCATACAAGAATTCGTTGGGCGGGCCATCGAACTGCTCACGATACTTCTCGATTTCGTGCAGCACAAAGTCAAAGCCGGCGCTGAAGCCGTTGAAGTATTCAATCTCTTCTTTGGTGTAGGGTGTCATCACAGATCCTTACAGCGCTTCGCCGTCTAAATAGATTTGGTCGTTCTTGGTATAGACATTCACGCCCAGTGCGCGCAAACGGCTCTTGGTGGTCGTGGAGGGCCAACGACGCAGGGTATTCTTGTTGACCATCACAAGCCCAGTTCTGCTGTTCACATCGGCAATGTGGTTGCCATGCAGGTAAACAGCGACATTCACATCATCGATCTTGCTGACCGAGGTGTTGGAGTTCTTCCAATACTTTTGGTTGAAGACGGCTAACAACATTTCTTTTTCAATAGTTCGCATGATTCGCTTTCAGTGTTTAGTGGGGCCGAAGCCCCGTTGGTTTAGATGAACTGGTGAGCCTTCAAGAACTCAATCTCTTCAGGCTGTGCGAGGCACAGGGCCATCATGTGTTTTTGGAGGTAAGCCTGCAACTTGGCGCGGTTGGCTGGGCTGGGCAGTTTGCGGTAGGTATTGATCAGTTTGGTCATATTCGCTTTCGTTTGTTACCTGACTCGTTGTCAGTGATTAGAAGTTTAACAGCAAATTAAACGTTCAATCAATAGTTTTGCAAAAATAATTCAAAACTAGGGAAAGCACCTAGTTGTTTAATTGCAACAGCCGTTTGATGGTGATGTTAAGGGCGTCGTTCATGTCCATCTTTTTAATGGCCCACATACGCTTCTCGCCATGCCAGCCAAGCAGCGGGCCTTGGTGGCAGTCCCAACACAAAGCCACCACGGTGTATTGGTTGCCCTGCTTTGAGTGATGTGCAGATGAGGGAGCCGGTGAATCACACACCGAGCAGGGAAGAGACTTCACCAGCGCAATGTGTTCCCTCTCTTTTAGGCTGAGGTTATTGTTCAAGGGCGTCCCTCTTGTCGATCTCACTGAAGAACCGATCGCGCGCATCCTTCTCATTGATCAGCACATGCACGAACCGATCCTTAGCCTTGTCTTGCTCATAAAACCGTAGGGCAAATGCTGAGGCCAAGATTGCCCACGTCAGCAAGAACATATCGGCTACTGTCATTTCTATCATGTGTTCTTCTCCTGCGCTGCTTTCAAGATTGACCGAGCAAAATCAATGATGCGGATTTCGGTCGAGGCGTATTTAATGGTCTTATCCCAAATTTGCATGATCTCTTCATGCGATAGGTCAATCCATTCAGACTTTGCATCCAAAGATTTGCCTGTTATATCCAGCAGGTTTTTCAGGCGATGGAGTTCCATCTCAACGTCTTTGAGTTTTGAAATTGCC